GCGTCGTGTTGTTCCGAATGCGTATAGCTTTGACTCACCACGAAAGCCTTGGATGATGCGGTCTTTACGCTTAATGTCTCGCCAGATACGCCGCTTGCTCGCACCCTTGCCAACCCTGACGAGCTTGCGACCAACGATCTTGTATTCCGTCTTATCCGTGACGTGACGTTCCACCGTGCCGTCTTCAATCAAGTGCATCAACTGGCCACGTCGTTTGCTGGATTCAGGTCCAACAATGAGAGTCGCCGTGTTGCTCTTGGAATAGCCAGTCACCTTGAAATGCTTTGAGTAGTCCTTGATGTGAAACTTGTTATCGTTTGTCATCGGGTCTTGATAAGGCATTCGCTTATAGACTTCCTTCGAGATCACTTTGCCAGCGTGCCGAAGGCCAGTCTTGAGCATTCTCTTTTGGATGTTCATCGGAAAGTCCTTCAGCATCTGCCGGAGACTTCCGTCTTTATCAAACTCAATCTTCACTTTGATCCTGATTGGAGCAGTCATGTATTCGGCTCCTCGCTGCAATGGATCACCACTTGACGCCATCCGTCACGTTCATCAAATACAGCATCAATATTCAGCGTCCTGTCGTTGAACGATATTCGCATCTTCGGAGTGATCGCCCTTGTTTCCGTATCGCTGCGAAGTCTGACAATCGATTGCAACATCGGATTAGTCGACAACGCCGCTTGGAATTCCCTACCACCTGATGGAAGCACTTCCGCCCATCGTTCGATATATGTTTCCCATGTCTGCGTGAATTCACTAATAGCGTTGACGGTTTCAACTGGCTGTTGAATCGTCACCCGCGTCTTGTACTGTGCTGCTGACGTTTTCCACGGCATCAATGCACCTTCGACCAACAGGCGGAATCGAGTAAGGCATTCACGCCAAATGCAACGTGATTCGATGTGGTGAACGTCGTTGCTTCAGGATGCTCAAACCAGTTGGCAATCAACATCAGCATTGCAAACTTGATGTTCTGCGGAACACTCGTTGGCGTTGCCCCATACCCGGCAACAAACTCAACGATCACATCGTTAATCTGCCCCCGAGTTGATGGCCATGTCTCGTTGTACGCCGGAACAATGCGAGCAGGTTCGCTGACAAGATCAGTACGATAAAGCGTGCTTGATAGTGTCTGCTGCGTGCCGTTCAGATCATTATATTTGATCGACGTGATTGAACTGACAGGACATACCCGAAGTTCAATCTGCGTCGGGAATCGGTCAAGATAGAGCTTCCAAGTGGCGTTGATGAACTGTCGCTTGGTGTGTGCTTCGCAATATCGTCGAGCCGCAATGATGGCATTCTCGAACCATTGACGTTTGTCGCTGCTGTCGTAGTTGCAATGCAGCATTGCATCGTCGACAGCCAACGGTTCGATCGTCGTGTCTGTTGGTCGATTCAAAACATGCTCAACGCAATTGAAATCAACCACGTTTGCGGCCCTTATATGTCAGCGAAGCGGTTTCGTAATTTCGCTGCGGGACAGTTGCCATGCCGATCTGTTCAACCGGCACGGCAACGCCCTTGCGAATCAAGAGATTGGCCTGGCCGTCGGGCATGTTGAACACTTGCCCGACGTTGTAGCCTTGCCACCTTTGAGTCAAAGTAACCTTCATACAGACCCTCAGACGCGAAGGATGTTCTTGCAGCCGCGACCAGATGCGGTCGTTGCTGGTTGTTCGCCACGGGAAAGGATGGCGAACGCCGTAAGGTAAGTACCTGCGGCACCGTCGCCAGCAGTCGCAACGAGGTCGAAATATCGCTTCTTACCGCGAAGATCGACTTCGAAGACGAAGAAGCCGTTATCGTCGGTTGAACTCGGCAAAGCCGACGTTGAACCTGCAATGTCGGTAGACGTGCCGTAAACAGCACCAGTCAGGTCGGCATAGCTGCCGTCAGTGTCGCTCGTCTGGAGCTTCAACGCGGTCATTGCGATGTCGGTTGCACCTAGATACGCAACTACCGTCAGATAGTCCCAACCAGCGGTGTCAATGCTGGCAGTCGTATAGCTTGCGTTGTCAACGATCGCCGCCGGAGGCGTGATCGACACATATTTCACCTTTTGCATTTCATTCATGAGAACACTCCTGAGAGTAGAAGAATCGAAAGGGGGAACGGGAAGAATTCCCGTTCCCGTTAAGTCACGGATCAGCTACCCGGAGTGAGCAACTGGATGATCGGACCAGCAGCCGTAGACGTTCCGGTTTCGTGAACAACGATGTCGAACCGTTCCGTACCACGAATGGCCAGTTGGTCGAGTTCGAAGTAACGGCTTCCGTCAACGGCAATCGAAACGCCACGGCGTGAACCGAACGTCGCCGCCATGCGGAGATCGCCGAAGTAGACCAGACCTTCCGTTGAAGTCTGAGCGGAAAGCGTGCTGTTCATCACTGTGACCAGCGTCACTGGATAGCCAAGGAACATCGGTTGGACACCGCCCTCGATTTCCCGTGACGTATTGCCGCCGGCAGCAGCCGCCAAACGCAACATCGAAGCGGCCCAGCCTGCTTGATGGATGTACCATCGAGGCTGAATGCCGGGATAACGTGGCAGCTTGCCAATCATCCCTTCGAAGTCTTCGAGGTCGAGCGTGCTGAATGCGGTATTGCCGGTCGCTGCGGTATATTCCGAGCCAGCCAGCAACGCATTCTTTAGCCCTGTGATCCCACCATATGTGGAAGTACCATCACCATTGAAGCCGCATTCCGTTTCCTTGATGGCCATCGCGTAGGCGATTTCGCCAGCCAAGTCGTCGGCAATCGAGATCGTGGCATCTTCGTTCAGTTCGCTGGAATACTTGCACATCACAGCCAATTTCTTGGCTGTCAGGCTGATTGTATTCCATGCCTTGTCAGATGCCGTGATTTCGGCGTTCTCACCGACGAAGTAAGCGGTCAGACCGCTTGCACGCCGTGGTACAATCTTCGTGTCCGAAGACATTGGCGAAACCATCGCATATTGACGGAATACGCTGTATTCCTCACGAAGATCAATGATGGAAGTTTCCATCTGCGGAGGAACCAGGAACCCGCCGAGGTTATCGCTGCCTTCAGCAAGAGTACGGGTTTCCATTCCGTGATCTTGGCACCACTGACGGGCATTCTCGTTGCGTCCAATGGTTGCAAGCAACCACTGGCCAGACGAGTAGGCACGTTCTTCAGCGTCAGCACCCTTGAAGGCCTTGAGCTTGCCGTGACGTTTTGCCGTGGCGGGAATCTTGATCGAGCGGGTTTCGCTCGTTGCTTCCTTGTGTGCCTTGGCGTTCGCGTCTTCAGTCTTCGGCAGAGAACGCTGAAACTCTTCGATCGTCTTTTCCCGAGCAATCTCGGCGTCGGTTGATCGAATCTCTTCGAGGTTCTTATCAGCCTTCTGTTTTTCTTCGTCGGTCAACGCTCGTTGACCTTCGGTTTCAGCCAGTTCGCTGATTTTTGCGACTTCGGCGACAAGAGCCGCCTTTCGCTGTTCCAATCGTTGCAATCTCGTCATGTTTTTGCCCTTGTTGTTGGTTGCTGGCAACAACGGCAAAACAAATAGCCGTGACAGCCAGCAAAGTTACCTTTGCGACAGTCACGGCTTGGTTCACCAAGACGATCATGTTTCTATATCCCACTTGCCTTGAGTCTTCAGACATCGGGCAGACGGGAGTTTTCACGATATTAAACAGAGTCGATAAAACGTGTCAACTGATCTTCATTCGAAGCGTCAGCCATTCATTAGATCGCTTTATATCGGCTTCAATCGCCTCTTGCAACGATCGCATGGCAACTGTTGTATCTGGATAGGCTGGAGTCACTACAGGCCCAACGTCGAACAGGCCTGAGAACTTCTGGATTGACCTGATTTGTGGCGTTACCGAGCGGTCCCACTTCTGGTCGTCACGCTTCACGCTGAACGCAAACGAACTTCCTCGCACATCACCACGGCGAATCAGTTCAGCAATGTCAGCCCGAGTCTCTGGCAACTGCACTTCGTATCGAAGCCCCTTCGAATCCGAATAGAGCTTCAGTGTGCCAGATGAACTTCGGCCAAGGACGATGTTTGGATCGTGATTAAACCTGGCAATCACATCATGCTCGCCGTTAAGAATGTCATCGAAAGCACCTTCTTGGATAATCTCAACGAAGTTATTAAGTAGCAGCGAACGCCTGTTATAGACGGCGGCATAGCCAATCAGCGTCTTGCCGTCTTCCGACATCCTGATTTCCGCTTCTTCGGCTGGCATAACGCGGGTTTCTTGGTTCATACAATGCCTTTCGCTTTGATTTTCTCAACCAACGCATCAACTCTCACCGGCAACTCTGCCGCTGTGCCTTCCGCCGACTCCAATACCATCGACCACACAGCAGAACGATGTTCGGCAGCAAAAACAGACGCATTTACATCAACGCCAACGTGACGACACACCTCGGCAATGCGTTCGAGCTTCCTTTCCATCCGTTCACGATGTTCATCAAGGAACTTCTCGCAATCTGGCAGGAATTGGCTTGGTTTCTTCGCTGCCCGAGTCAAAGCATCGCATTCCCAGCGAATTAACGACTCAATTTCAGCGTCCCACACGCTTTTTGCGGCCCGTTTTGCGTCTTCCTTGGCCTTCTGGTCGTCTTCTTTCGCCGGTTCGTCCTTAGCGTCAGCAGGAGATTCACCGACTTGGCCATTCAGGGAGAACAACGTCGGATCACCTGCCATCGAAAGATCAACCAAAGCAGCGTTCACAAACCGCTTTTGACCGCCTTCGACGGGGTTAAAGTTCTCGAATTTTCGGATTTCGTCGACGTTTAGAACGCCGATATTGAACATTTCACGATAAAACTGTGCCCTTCCGGCAGTATCACCACGCAAAAGCCCTTCAACATTGAACTCAGCATATAAATCGTCGTCATCACCAAGCAAATCACGCTGTATCGACTGCTCCCAGCGTTCGAGCCACGGACTCATTGTATACTTGGTAAACTCAAGGTCTTGATGCTCGATATTGCTGAAAGTAGCGTGTTCCAAGTCGCCAATCATGTGTAAAGGAACACGAAAACAGCTTGCAATCTGCCTTGTCGTGAGCTTTTGAGACTCAATAAACTGCAAATCAACGTGATTCAGGCCCATTTCATGGACCTTTAGCCCCGCTTCCAGCACGGCAGTTTTCCCGGCGTTAGCACTTCCGCCGTAGAGTTTTTGCCAGTCTTGACGCATCCGATCAGCGGCATTCGGAGGCAAAATCTGGTCGGTTTGCAGCACAATGGACGGTTTCGCCCCGTTCTTCCAGACATTCGCCGAATGTTCGTCAGCCGCATAGGCCGATACCATCTGCGAACGAAGAAACGACAGAGGAGTCATGCCGTAAATGCCGTCTCTCGTCGGTCCTCTTACGTGCAAAAGCTCATCGCCAAGATATTCCTTCGGTGTGCCAACATCATCCAAGATTGTATAGATCAGGTTGCCGGAAGTGTTTCGCTCAATCTTCGACAATCGGCTTGAATAAACAGGCCACAACTCAACCTTACCACGCTTCACCTTGATCATCGCAATGGCATTTCCGCTGAGAAGCAGCGAATACATCATCTGTTCGCGGAATTCATAGCTTGTCTGCCACGGATTTGGCCGATCGTGCAGCGTTCTATACAGCGGATCGTCTCTTGCCACGTCTCGGCCATCATCGCCGCTACGGCGATACAAATCGAGCGGCAATTGAGCCAATGCCTCAGCCAGCACTCTCACGCAAGCGAATACAGCAGAAACACGCATGGCAAAATCATTGCCCATGACCATATTTTGCCGTGCCGCATCAACCAGCACTTGATATGACCGTTGCTCCACGCTTGGGGTGAAGAACGAGCGAAACCAGTTGAGCATTTTGCTTTCCTTCACCATGTTCCAATGCTATTAGCGGTCATTGTTTGAGCAGTCGCAGCACCAAGAGCCATGATTGTAGCAACAACGGCGTCAATCTTGTCTGCTGATTTTGCCTTGTCGGTCTTTATATTGCCCGAAGAATCTTCAATCTTGGCAACATTACTGACCATCCATCGCAATAGCGGATCACCGTTATGTTCCAACTGGTGAGAACACACAAGCGTCTCAAATAGCTTGCACGGAGAAGTCATAGCACCAATAGACTGAGAATGCTTAAAGACACGGAAACCATCTTGCATCAGGTTCGTAGACAGTTGTGTACTGTTCCACGGATCAATCGCAATGCCTTGAATATAGTATTTCTCTCGTAACGCCAATAGCTTTCCACGGACAGCATCATAATCGCAGACGTTGCCGTTTGTCAGCGTCACATCGCCGCCAAGCCACTTCACTTGAGCTTGTTCTACTCTTGCACGATCGTTCGCCGCTTCCTGCGGTATAAAACAGAACGAACGAACGATATACCCGCCTTCCGGCTTCGGGAATACAAGCGAAAGAGAAGTTGTATCCCTTGTGCTAGCAAGGTCTAGTCCAGCGAAACACGTCTTACCAAGCAACTCATCGTCTGATGTATCGCCCTTACATGCGTCCCAATCACGCATGGGTATCCATCGAGTTGATTGACCAACCCATTGGTTGAGATACAGAGTGCGAAATGTGTTCTCGTATGCTGGCATTTTCATAGCCCGCTCGCATTCCGACTCAAGGAACTCTGGCCGAATCGACACGCCAAGGTTCGGATTCGCCTTGGCCCATACCTTCGGGTCGGTCCAGTCGTCGTCCTCGTCCGCTCCGAAGATTGCCGGAAGGAACGAATCGTCTTTCACAATGCCGTCACGAACCCTAAGGGCATGTTGATGAATCTCGTAGCAAACAGAAGCTCGATTCGTGCCTGCGGTCGTGACGGCGAATGTAAACGGTTGCTCTCTAGCACCCGTACCAGTTTGCATTGCATCCCATAAATCCCTCGTCTTCTGTACGTGCAACTCGTCGAAGATAATGCCGCTAGGATTCAGTCCGTGAGCGTTAAACGCATCGGCTGAGATGGCCTTATACTCCAGCGTGCCACGATCTGACGGCTTCTTGGCTCTGTCAGAAGTCATGAGCTTAATCGTCTTCTTGATCTTCAGACGCTCTTTCAATGCGTCACACTGAGCAACCATCTGGGCAGCGTCGTCGAATACAAGGCTCGCCTGATCCCGTGTACCTGCACAAGAAAACACCTTAGCACCAGGCTCTTTGTCGCCGATGGTCAAGTACAACGCCAAGCCGGACGCTAAAGTCGATTTTCCGTTCTTACGTGGAACCTCGACATAGACAACACGGTATCGACGAAGGCCGTCAGCCTTGCGTTTCCATCCGAAAGCAGTTCGCACAATATCACGTTGCCAAGGCTCCAATATCAGCGGCTTCCCGCCCATTGGTCCTTTTGTGTGCGTACAGAACTTCTCGATAAACCGGATAGGTCGATCGGCGGCAACTTCATCGAAGAAGTATTTATGATCATCCAAGGAGGTCATCCTCTTCAGCCTTCTCTGTGCTGATCTTGCAAGACAAGAGGCGGTGACGGTCAATCGGATTCATGCCGAGTTTCATTGATAAGACTGTCCATTGACGCAATACGGCAAGGCTGAGTCTGCTGAGCTTCTCGTCGGCTGGATCGGCTTGAACGAGTTCCTGCAATGCCATGTACTGTGCCCATGTTCTGGCCGCGGCCTCAACGACCATTGCATCGCCGGTCGTGAGCGACCCACGCTCCATGCACTCAGTAACGATCCAGTCCCATGCATCCGACACATCTTCCGGCATGTCAACCGGCTTCACTGGAGCCGCTGGCTGAATCCCCGATGGTAAATGCAGTACCGCTGGCAGGTATCCTTTTCTCCCCATTTCGTTGTCTCCCAAATCCGCCGTCTTCCATGACGGTCTTACGGTCGTGACATTGTTTGCAAAGTGGTTGCAGATTCGCTCGATCGTAGAACAGCCGCTTGTCGCCTCGATGCGGAACGATGTGATCGACAACTTCAGCCGCTACCGGCTTTCCAGTTGTCGCACATTGACGACACAACGGTTCTAGCCTTAGCACTCCAAGGCGGATATTTGACCATGCAGGCGTGCAATACCACTTCCGCCACTCGGCTGGCTTGCGACAGTCGTGCTTTGCACGTGTAGTCAAAGTGATGGCAGCTTTTGGCATATCTGATTACACATAAACAGGCTTATGTTGTCAATCCGACAACATAATACGCATAAATTGCGTGCCAAGTGTAGTCAAAATGATGTCGGAATCAGCTTAGATCGTGAAAAAAATAAACGCC